AGGCGACGCAATAAAACATTAGGATCATTGTCCAAGTTATTGACACACCATTTACGTACTTCCGAAAAGTTCTTCGCTTTGAGGTTTTTAATGAGATCATTAACCTTTACATCACTAAAGTGGGCAAGTATACCACTATCTATCTTACCTCCTACAGAGTATCTCTGACACTCATTAAGAACTCTTCTCCAATCAGGGAAGTGCTTATTAATTAATTCTGCTAGGACTTTCTTATCTGCCTCAATCCTTTCCTCTTCCAAGATATGGTTAATTCTTTTGAAGAACTGAGAGGCAATTGTTGCTTTTTGTTTTCCATTTATTGCAAAGTCAATGACAGCACAACGACTATGGAGTGGTTCAATGATCTTATTCTTATAGTTACAGGTGAAGATGAATCTACAGTTTTTTTGGAACTCCTCAATACTCGCTCTGAGAAGGAGTTGTACATCGGGAGTGGTATTGTCTGCTTCATCGATGATGATAACCTTGTGTTTCGACTCACTCGTGAGAGATACCGTAGACGCAAAGTTCTTGGCATTATTCCTAACAGTGTCAAGAAAACGCCCCTCATCCGATCCGTTAATGACATAATAATCTGCCCCTAACTGGTTACATAAACATTTAGCAACCGTGGTCTTTCCAATACCTGGAGGACCAGATAAAAGCATATTAGGGATCTCACCTTGAGATAAAAAATCCTGAAAAGTTTTTTTAATATTTTCAGGTAAGATACATTCTTCAATTGTCTGTGGGCGATACTTTTCAACCCAAATAAAATCACTCATGATAACTATTGTATGTTGAACGAAATGATTATTCGTTCTTCGTCACTATAATGTGGAGGAGCCATGTGCATAAGATTAGCAGGAAATACTACTAAATCACCTTCCTCTACTTTAATCAACCTATTCTCTCTAAATCCAATATGATTAGGAAAGGGACTAAAGAATTGTGTACTAGGATGAACTTCTGGTTCTATTTTAGCATATAAAACAGCAGAATAACCAATTGATCCATGATCATGTGGTGGATGATAATCATTTCTATTATACTTCTGACACCAAGGACCTGCTATCCTAGTAAATTTATATGGTTCTTGACTAATATTATTAAAGTGTTCCTGAAATTCTAGAATATATTTACTCATTATTTCTAGAAATTCTTCCCTATATGGTGGATATTCACCTTCTGAAATATATGTAAAATAATCAGTGAAAGATATAGTTTCATCACTATATCCATTTGTCATATAGGAAAGTATTTTCTCTTTATGTTCACTCCATTCTTTAATTTGAATTTTATGAATATCTAAAGAAAATAAAGGAATAGTCTCGAACATCATTCAAATGTGGAGTCAGGTTCTAAAGCAATATAATAAGTTAAGTTAAATTGACTATTAGTAAAACGAGAAAGTAATTTAGAAGAAACAACAACGTCATAGGCACCAGGAATAATTTTAATATTCTCAACTTTAAAGTTGTATGAGAACACTTTATCAGTCTCACCAACAACTATAGAGTATTCATTAGAAGTATCATTCTTCTTATCACGAACTACAAGTTTAACAACACCTGCTTCACCAACTGCTGATAAATCAGGTAGCTGATAGACTGCTGCTGCCTTAAGGAGTTTCTCTAATGATGTACTTTCTAACTGAAAATGAACATCCTCAGTAGGAAGAGTAATTGCTTTATCTGGAGGTGAGATAATAACATTTGGATCAGCATAAAAATATTTGACCCTACGCTTACCCTCACGAATTGTAAGGTAAGATTCTTCAGTAAAATCCAAATCAGGATCTTGATGCAGACTTAATCCATTCAAAAATTGATTAAGATCATATACGCCAAACTGACGAGAGAACTCCTCATCAATATCAGCCTCTGCTAAAATATTTTTAGCAACAGACATTGTGCGAAGTTGATTTCCTTCTTTTACAAGAATGGAATTATTAATTCCAGCAAAATTTTTAAGAACAGTTAAAGTCTTATCAGAAAGTTTCATATCCACGGGTAGTTGTCTCTTTTAGTTGCCCACTGAAGTGATACAGTAGGAGTGTGTAATGTAGTGCTTTTAGTATATCACGTTTTGCTTGTCCCTTCTTGTCATAACGACTTAGATACTTGATTGCGTTAGAACGACAGAAAGATTCCGCATCACCAACTGACTCGATAAGATCAAGTGTTTGGACGTTATTTTCTTTAGAAGTATAATGTCCACCATATGTTGTGGAGATATAATCCTGAAGAGCTTTGATAGCTTCATCTTCTTTGTATTTTCTAGGACTATTATCTTCTATTCCAGGTGGTGTTGAATTATCGGGCATATTTAAATCAAATTGAACAGTTTCAAAATTTGATGTATCGACACTTACTTCACTAAAGTTGGTAGTATCAACCATATATGAAGCAGTAGAATATGCGTCTGTACCCAATCCAATGAAATTAGCATCTGATGCAGTCCAAGTACTGTAATCAGGAACATCTATATTAACTGTATCACTAAGAGTATGTGATGTAATTATAGGATCATTCCAATCACTATCTTCTGAATCAGATTTTGGTTTTGGTTTTGGATCATATTCATCACTCTCCAATGAGGTTATTTTATTATCCTCAGTCATTTTATCATCTCCATAAAGTTCATCGTAAAGTAGACTCCAAGCATTAACCATAACAGAATAAAAAATCATTTACAAAGGATTCAGATTTCTCTTCACCAAACTTTGTTTTTAAGTATCCTCTGACTGGATCAAGTTTAGTCATATAAGCATCAAAATCCTTATATACTGTAGTATCTTCACCAGTTGGTTTCTTCAATTCTAACATATTTTTGTACTTAGTCAAGTATTGTTTAAACATATCAAGATGTTCATCAACTTCTTCTGGTTTACAATACCTTACAAAAATATTCTCGGAGAAGTGATTACCCATCTCAAAGAATCTATACTTACCATCATCTTTAGGTAGTCCATCAACAGAGAACAAATACTTCTCTCTTGGATGCTGGAAGTCAAATACAATAATAACCTTCTTATCAGTGAACTTCATTAGATCCATCCCAAAACAAGGAAGGTCTGCCCCTGTCTTAGGGTAGAGTATGGTATTGTATATGTCAGCGTTAGGGTCTGTTATAAGTGCTTCTCTTGCCTTTATAAAGTGAGTACCCTCACGAATATTTGCTAATAACTTAGCATCCTTTCCTTCCCATCTTGCCCACTCTTCTACCACCCATAGATTGGGAAAAGTTTCTTCAAGTGCGGTGATGTAATTTTTCCAAATAGTCATCTTTCTATTATAAATTTTGGTTTATCAGGTAAATTAAAACTCATAGTTATTCTTTCCACATCGGACTGATATGGATAAACTGTATGTTTTAAAGAAGCAGGAAATAAAAATATCATTTTATTGTGAGGGGTTACAACAAAACTAGTACTGCAGTCATATAAAAATTCCAAACATCCGTTAGTCTTATGATCGAATTGACTTGTATCTCTTTCATTTTTTATTTCTTCTGGAATATCAATAAAAATAATAGCACTAACCTCACCTGTATGCTCATGAATTGGATTATACTCATTAGATTTTTGGAAATTAATCCAAGGTTCTGGCAATTCATAATGAACTGGTAGAGACTTTGGATCCTTTTCATATTCTTCTATAAGTCGGTTTTTATCACTAAACTCTTTAGATTTAGATGTAGGTTCATGAAATGAAGATTGTTGTTGAGACCTTTTTAAATTTTCTATAGAAAAAGATCCTATATGTTCATCAAGAAAACTTTTTAATTCATCATTAGAATATAAAGCACCTCTTTGACAATTAATCTGCCCAACAAGTTTATTTTTATAATTATCACCATATCTTCTTGATTTTTTTAATCCATCAAGAAGAAAAGTGTGGAATTCCTCTGATATCTCATTTTGATAAATCAGAGGACCCCAAGGTGAAAAAGACTTCATTATACTTCCTCAGTTGTTAATACGAAATCAGCATCTACTTTATCATATAATTCAAGAAATGCTTGCTTAGTCTCATCATCAAATCTGTTTACACAAACTTGAATTGCTTTTGATTTATCATTAAAGATACTATAAGCACGAACAATATGAACTAATCTACGAGTGCTGATGATTTCATCAATACCACCATCATAGAATGTTTTGCGGATGATGTCACCCCAGTCAACAAGTCTCTCAAGAAAATCAATATCAGTAACACCATATTTTGAAGCAACTCCACCAAGTATTTTCTTTTCTACAGATACAGGAGGATACTCTTGCTCAAAGGTTACAGGGAATCGCTCCAAAAAGGCTTCGTTGAGCACATTAGTTCCAATGAATCGTCCATCATCTGAACCTTTGCCTTTAGTATTTGCGGTTGCGACAACGTTGAATCCTGCTCTTGGATTGACAAATCTCCCGATCTTTTTAAGAAAGATTCCATTTCCTTCAAGAATTGGTTGGAGGCAGAGAATCTTATTAGAGGCAAGGTCGATCTCGTCAAGGAGCAATATAGCACCTCGTTCAAGTGCTTCGATGACTGGTCCATTATGCCAAACGGTTGCACCGTCAACAAGCCTGAAACCGCCAATGAGATCATCTTCATCTGTTTCAATAGTAATGTTTACACGGATTAGTTCTCTACCCAATTGAGCACATGCTTGCTCCACACCAAAGGTCTTACCATTACCTGATAAACCAGTAATGAATGTAGGATAGAACTGATTTGACTGAATTACTTTCTTTATATCAGTAAAAGGACCAAACTTAACAAAAGTATTATTCTTCTCTGGAACTAAGTTTTGTGTTACTGAAGGTTCAACAGCAGGAGCACTAAATGACTTTTCAATATTCTCAACTGCTTTAGTGGTAACTTCTAGGTTCCACTTACCAGGTTTTACTCTAAACTCTTTTATCTTTTTAGTAACTGTCTGATATCCAATATCATTCATGGCAGCGAAAGCCTTTACTTCTGCAGTATTAAACTCGTCACCGTAAAGAGTTTTTAATCCATCGATAATTTGATCTTTGGTCATTTTAGTTTCAAATGCCATGATGTAAGTGCTTTATTTAGTTGTTCATATTATAAACAAAAAAAGGGGGTCTTACGACCCCCAGTATGCCAGTTTATATACTGTCACATCATTTTGTTTTTTCAATCTGTTCTTTAAGTTGCTCTACTAATTTTGGTTGAGATAATCTTCTATCCAACTCAATACCAAGAGTTCTACCAATTTCCTCTAATTTAATTTTAGACATCCATCTTAAATCAGAAACAGGTGGTATATCTGCAGCAGTAGGTGGAACCTCTGGAGATGTAGCTACTGGCATATCATCCAAAGGATTCTCATACACAGGAGGTGTAGGAGGTGCTACAGGAGGTGCTACTGTCTCTGGTGGTGCTGGTGGAACAGGAGGAGCAGTAGTTCCAGCAACTCCAGTTTCATGTGATGTTGTAGGCAACCCAGCTGCCTCAGAATACTTACTCATTTTTCTGACTCAATTCTTTTAGTTATTTATTATTCAGAAGACTCACCATCAATATTGATCCCATCAGATGAGGTAACTTCTGATTCTTCAACGTTGGGCTCTTCTTTAGAAGAATGAACTTTAGCATATGCATTCATCAATCCTTCAGCATCTTTAGGTGAAATTCTAGGCATCATAAAACTTACAAGGTAGTTTTATTTAGACAACTAAATCTATAAATTCTCCAAGAATTTTTTTATTCATTTTTTTACCTTTCAAACTTTTAAAGAATGCTCTTTTGATTTGTGTTTTTGTAGCACCAGTATCAACTTCAAAATCATCATCAGATGATAGAGCATTAGCAGACATTCCAAAGTAACTATCATACCCAGAAGATTTTATACTAAAGGTTTTAGTTTTCTTCCAAGATTTTGTTGCTCTCTCAAAATCCTTACCATCATATCCACAATACTGACGGATAAAGTAACTAGCATCTCTATTGGCAAGTAAACGAATACCAACAAAATTCATATCGGGAAAATTATCTCTTAGATTATTGATTAGAGTTGAAGTAATAGTAGACCAATGCTCACCAAACTTATAGGTATTACCAGTCTTTCTATCTCTCAAAAAAGTATTATACCCAACATAATTTGTTCCTAGAAATGGTTCTGTCTCCCAATGTCTTTGTACTTCTCTATGATAACGTATTGGATGTGCTTCACCATCTGTAAGGATTACACATTGAACCTTTTGTAATTGATGATCACTCTTAAACTTAGGAAGAATTTGATGAAGACATACAAGTGTTTCATTCAAAGGTGTTCCTGAAAGATTCATTCCAATAGGAACATGATACTGAGTCCATGTATTTCTACCAAATGTTTTAGCACATCTAAAGATATTAATCATTTGCTCTTCCAATTCTTTTCCATTTACACTGCTAGTGAATAGATTCATCAAAGAAAAACTCTCTGTTAATGCTGCCAATCCAGATTTTGGTTCATAAGATGATTGGCAATTTGGAAAACCATTCTCATCATGATTTGGAAAACACTGGGTGAATGCATATACATCAAATGGAATAGAAACCTTTCTACAGAACCATATAAGATTATAAAGTTGTTTGATGGTATCTTCCATTACATCTGCCATTGAACCAGACCAATCAAGAATGAATACTAGTCCATGATTCTTTCCATCAGGAATCACGTTTATCTTCTTGAAAAGATCTTCACTATACTTGTAGGTATGAAGTTTAGATGTATTCAGAACACCTGTTCTTGCTACTGTAGAACGAGCATATGAATCAGCAGCTTTCTTACACTCAAATTCTTTAACCAAGTAGTTCACTTCTTTCTGTGCCGACTTCTTAAACTTTTTATATTCAAGATCAACCTCAGAGAATACTGTTAGATTTTCTAATTCTTCTTCAGTTACATCATACCTATATGGTGTTTTATCTTTATAACCTTCCCAATTTTCAGCACATATTTTATGAATTGCTTTATTGGAGATTATAACTTTATCCAAATTAATCTTTGGCATTTCAATATAGAAATTCTCAACACCACCTTGCTCAATAAGACTTTCAATACCCTTGGCAAGTGAATCAGCAGTTTCTACTTTTGGCTCAGCATGTTCAAGTTGTTGATGTAATTCTTCTATTGTTAATTGATCGGGTTGCGTTTTCTGATAATCCATATCAATTTGATCACCCTCTTCACCTTCACTCTCTTCAAGATCACCATCTTCAGAATCAGCATCTATACCAGATCCACTTCCTTCTATATCCATACCCATACTCTCTTCCTCTTTTACCTCTGCTATCTGTTCCTTTATATTTTCTTCCATCTCACCTTTACAATACTTGTAAAGATCTTCAGCAACATCGAGAACCTCCTCAAAAGTCTCACATCTGTTTATCCTCTCAACAAATAGTTGCTCTTCTATTGTAAAATCAATATCCACATAGTTACCAATCTTAAAATGTAAGTTGATTTTATCAGCAAGATTAAACTCTGAAATATCCCTTCCTTCTATTTCAAAGAAATCATTATCATGTAATTCTAGGTATCCATTATAAAAAGTCTTAGGTATTCCAGCATACCTACGCTTCATTAACTTTTCAATTCTTGCATCTTCTACAATATTAACAAAATCAAATCCTATCTTACGATCCTTAGACCAATCATAATCAGGTGTATAAAGAGCATGTCCAACCTCATGACAAACTAAAGCATCTAATACATTATCACTTGCCTTCTCCCACATAGGTAGAGTTAGAACTCTTGTTTGTACATTAAACTGAGCAGTCTCAACTTTTTTATGCTCTACCACTAGATCCTCAGTAGCAAGTAGTTTAGCAAGTTGTGATTTGATTTCGTGCTTTACTGTCATGGATCTGTTTGCTTGATGTACCTATAATACTAGAAAACCGCCTCTGTGGGCGGTTGAGTAGACGGTTTATCAACTGTCCACGCCTTGCTTTCGCTTGGCGTAGTGCTTGGGGTTTAAGTTTTCGTTTCCGTTCCTTCTTGGAATGGTGTTGCCAGTTTGGAGTGTTCATTACCACCATAATCGTTTTTGAACCTTGTCACCTATTTCTGGAAGACCAGTTATAGCATTCTGTAGTTTACTCAAATCTCTTTTCAATTCATCCACTTCTCTCCTGAGAATCTGGATTTGTTCATGATCTGTCATAATTTATTCTTTGACTGCAGTTACATCCCAATTAGAATCAGTTTTCTTTGTCCAAATATATGGAGTATCTTCCTTTGCCTTTGCTTGTGATGTATAGGTTTTCCTACTCTCAAAAATTTGAGTCCACCTATTATCACCTTTATAATAAGTGTCTCCACCAATCATACTTGTTTTTTTAATGTGCCAAGCCATGTTAATAGTTTTTAAATATTTATTAAGTTGCCATTCGAGAGAAACCCTTAATCTTCTCAAACCTAATCACACTCTCAAACTGATCATGAAGTTCTGTCTTGTGAGATATAACAAATACATTAGCATCCTTAATTACAAAACGAATGATTTTAAGAAATTCATCTGTTCCCATACCATCCAAAGAACTATCAAATACTTCATCCATAATTAACAGATTAGTATTCACAGAGTTCTTAACCCTAGCAACTTCTCTCCAAGTGAATAAAAGTGCGAGGTCAATTCTCATCTTCTCCCCTTCAGAAAAAGAAGGATAAGAAAACTTCTCATGAATTGGAGATTCAATAGATTCATTAAATTCCTCATCAAGTTTAAAATTGATATAGAAATCCATCATCTGCAAGAAACGATTTACTTGCTGATTGATAAGAGGTAGATACTTCTTAATTATTTTTGTCTTTACTCCATCATCCTTCAATAAAGAATACGCAACGTCATGATGCGTAATCTCTGTTCTCTTTGATGCTATATTTTCAAAAATGTTCTGGAGATTTTCGTTAAACTCTGCTAATTTTTCTTGTTCAGTATTTCTGTTTGCATGCTGATCGGTAAGTCTCTGAATTTCCGATTCCAAATCCCTGATCTGTCGCTGACATCCAGAGATGAGAGTATGGTTTTTAGAAATGCCATTGTTGAGTTTAGTAATCTCCTTTGATAGTTTGGTGAACTGATGCTCTCGTTCCTCTTCTTTTTGAATTGCTTCTTCCAGTTCCCTGTAACCAGTTTGCAACTCCGTTGCTTTATTTTGAACATCAGTAATTCTATTTACACGGAAGACTTCCTCTATATCCTGAGTACATGTAGGACATACCGTATTCTCTGTAAAAAACTTATGTTCTTTAGTAAGGGTTGCTACCTTATTGGACATTTTACCCTTAAGTGTGTTTAGTTTTTTTAACTTACCTTTAACATTAGAAAGTTCTTCAAGATCTTTAGTATACATCGCAACATCTTTTATAAGACATTCTGTTTCATCAGATGTCTCTAGTATTTCACCTTCTAACAAATTTATTTTACCTTCTTTTTCTTCTACCCTTTGCTTACCTTGACTCTCCAATTCATCAATAAAGTTCTTTTGCATTTCAACTTTATCCTTTATATTATCCTTACTCAACTCTAAAGTTTTTATTTCATCCTTCTTAGTTTTGAGTTGCTCTTTTAATATAGAGTTCATTGCTGAAAAGATACGAATATCTAAAAGATCTTCAATAACTTCTCTCCTATTAGTTCCTGATAACTGCATGAAAGGAACAAAGGCACTACTACCAAGAATTACAATCTGAGTAAATGACTTATAATTTAATTTTAAAATACCTTCCTCAAGAATCTTCTGCATAGCACGATCATCAGACTGCTTATGCATGGGATCACCATCCACAACTATGTCAAACTTATTTGGTCTTATACCTCTTCTAACCAGATATTGTCTAGCGTTAAGTTCAAATTCAACTTCTACAATACAATCCTTTTCATTTGTAGTATTTACCAACTGACTCTTATTGATCTTACGAAATGGTTTATTGAACAAACTAAAAGTAAGAGCATCAAGAACTGTTGACTTCCCAGTACCATTAGTACCAACAATCAAGTTAGTAGAATTTTTCTGAAAATCTACTTCAGTAAATTGATTACCAGTGGAAAGAAAATTTTTCCACCTAACCCTTTTAAATATTATCATTAACTATTGGATCTTTACGAGGAATTACTATATCGTTAGGTGTAACTACAGCATACTTGTAATTATACCTCTTACATGTCATTATGGCAAGGTTATCATCTATCTCTATAACATCCATAGGTGAATTTTCCAAATCTTCTAACATCATAGCATATCTTTCAGCATCATCTTCTTTTTGAAACAAAAAAAGAACCTTTTCACCGTAACTGTTATGAACAGCATATGCTCCCTCGGCTTGTTGATCTTTTAATGTGAGAAGAAACACTACTCTACCTCGCAAGCTTTTACATATACATTTTGTAAAATACTCTTGATTATATCCGTATCACAATCAAAATCTGAGTCATCAATGTACCTATTCAAAAGACTAATAGTGTTTTCATCTTCCTCAGCTTCAAAATCTTCACTCTCTTGAATAACAAAATTTTCTATAATTTGTATATCATGTATTCCAGAAGAGTATAATTTATCTATAAATTTTTCAAACTGTTTTTGATCAGTTTTCTGCCTTACAATAACCTTAACAATTTTATTTTTTAATTCTCTTGTATCAAATAACTTATAATTATGATCCTGATAATAAAGATTATAAAACAAACGATATGGATTATTAACAGGTGTGTGCTCTAAGGTTTCTGTATCAAAGATATGAAAACCTCTAGTTTGACCCACATCATTCCAAAACATTTCATATGGATTACCTAAGTAAAATATCTTTCCATTATCAGATCTTTGATGATAATGACCAGAATAAACTTTTTCAAATTTATTAAAAGGTTTAGTATCCATACCATGCTCCATAGTATGACCAGGAGTAGCCATGAAACCATTCAACTCAAGATGTCCCATTGCAACTTTACATCTAGACTTTTTAATATTATATAAAGTAGATTCTTTATTTTCTTGATTAATCCAAGGTACAAGTAAAATATCTAATCCATCAATCTTTATTTCTTTTAGTTCTGAATAAACAATAATATTATCATATTCAGTTAACAATAAATCAATTGAGTTTACATCATTAGTATCCTTATAATATGCAGTATGATTACCAACAACACTATGAAGTGTTATTCCCATATCTTTAAGTTTATCAAAATAAACTCTCTTAGACCATTCTAAAGAAGCAAGATCTATATTCCTTCTATTATCGAAGGTATCACCCATATCAATAACAGTATCGATTTGATGTTCTTCGAGAAAAGGAAAGAAAACATTATCGTAAAACTTTTCAAAATAATCATTTATAAATTGTGCTCCCTTCCTAGCACCAAAATGTTGATCAGTTATTATAGCTATCTTCATCTGTTACCAGATTTATATTGAATATTATCCTTAATAGTATTGTAATCGGAACTACTACCTGCCAGTGCTCCATCATCTACTACCATAACTTCATCATACCCAGTCTTCTCAATTATCTTTGTCTTTATTTCTAGTTGCTTCTTCTCTTTCTGAATCCTTCTTAGAAAAGCATAATGAATGATCTGAGTAAAGTAAGCAAATGGATTCCTAGATTTTGCTGGATCAAAGTTGTGAATATATTGAACACAATTCTCTATACCATCAGAGATCATATCATCTCTAAACATATAGTTTACAAAGTTTGGTTTGTATGAAAGGTGTGTAGCAATCTTTAAAAAACATTCACCAAGGTAATTACTAATTCTAGGTTTAGGTAAATCCTTTGTCTTTGCTACAGCTACTTGAGCACGATAATCTATTAACGCTGCTAATAATTCTTTGTTATTTACGTAATGCTCAGATTTCTTCTTAGCCATAACATATAAGTTCTCTTGTTGTTGGTATTATAACATTATTTACTCAACTTGACAAGACGATTGAATATCGGTACAATAACTCTGTAAGGGTTGATGAGATAGGTTTATTAGCTTTCTATATTAAGTTTATAGATATCTTCAAGTTTCTTACGAGCATCATCTACTGTTGATACAAATCCTAGATTGGTGTTTAGTTTTACTCTTCCATCTAATTCCATATCTGGATCATCATCATTTAAATATCTTTCATAGAAATTTATCATTTGCTTATCACTAACTTCAGTCATAGTAATAATTTTATCGTATTTAATTAAAAATATATCATCATTTGGTAATTCCAACCAAGGTTTTACTTTTACATATTGACCTGTTCCATTACTTAATACTTTCATTATCACAGGACTTTGAAGCATTATGATTGGATCTCCATCATTTTCGTCAATGGAAATCATAGCGAAGATTTCTTCACCTGTAATTAATTTTATTACCCCATGAAATTCTTCTCCCATCATCCTTTTATTGGTATGTTAACTATATCGTAATTGAAATTCTCTTCGTTATAAACTTTAATCCTTTCTATTAGATGGTTTAACGTGTAATTTTTTCTAGACTTGGTGCTAATATCATCGGCAATATCATATAGAGTTGCCTTTACCTTACCATTCCCCTTTCTTAGGACTCTGCCAATGGATTGGAGATTTCTAATTCTGGACTTTGAGGGACTGGCGAAGATGACGTTGTGCAACCGCTTAATATTGATACCAGTACTAAAAGTGCCATAACTGGCAACAATGATAGCGTTTTCTTGATTTTCAGTGATCTCACGAATCTTCTCCCTGTCTTCTGTTGGTACTCCACCATGAACAAAGAAGACATGCCTCTGTTCTAGTGTATTACTATTTATCATCTCATAAAGGGGTTCTCCATGTGCTTCTACTCTTGCAAACAGAATAAGAGTGTTACCTTTAAGGTCTAAAGCAAGGTTACGAATTAACCTATTTCTTTTCTCGTGAGTGATAATATATTGAACTTCTTCTTCAAAGTTTTCAAATTTATGTGCAGGGTGTTTCAATAGAAGCACGTTAATATCCAACGTCGCTACATGACCTTTCTTCATGAGCTCGTCCGTTTTAATAATTTTATAAGAAGGACCAAATAAACCTTCTAGTACCCATTTATGAGTTTCTGATCCATCCAAAGTTCCTGTAAATCCATAACGATATTTGGCATTACCTAACTTAGTCATAATAGCAACAAGAGATTTGGATTTGAATTGATGTGCTTCATCACCAACTACTACATCAAATCTGTCAAAATACTTTCTTGGTAGTTTGTATATTGATTGCCAAGTAGTGATAATAACTTGTGAATCAGTTTCTCTTTCTCTACCAGCATAGATCTTGTGGCAGTATGATCCTACATCCCAACCATAATCGGCAAAGTCTTTATACATCTGCTCTACAAGCGATGTTGTAGGCACTACAATGAGTGTATTCTTTTTATTCTCAACAAAGTATCTAATGATGGCATATATCATCAACGACTTACCAGAAGCAGTTGGAGACACGAGTAACTTTCGATTATTTTTGAGAGCATCATATACACCATCTATCTGATAATCTCTAGGTTTGTGTTTAGAGATAGCAGTCATATAATCTTTTACACCTTCCTTAGAGATCTTATCATTTACCTCAAAAGGAAGACCGTAATACTTACTCTCTACAAATTCGTAAGTATATCCATGATCCTTACAAAACTGAACTATTCTATCTAACAATCCAATATAAACTTCACCACTCTGAGTATTGAATAACCTTATCTTTCCATCCCAATATTTCTTTTGGTACGTTGGCATAAACTTCGCACCAGGTACTTCAAAGGTGAATTGATCCGCAAGTTCATAATACACATGCGGTTCTGCATCTACTTTTAAGTAGACTTCATTCTTCTTTGATATAATCAAATGACTCATAATCCTATACCAATGTAGGATTATTTAGAGTGTTATTATCTAGTCATTCTGTACGCCATGTACGCACCAACTGCTTTTTTAGCTCCAGTCCATAGAGCATTAGTAACAGCACTGCCACCTACATAAGAGGCAATATCTCCTGCTACAGAACCAGAACCAGCAGTATAATCTTTAGTTTTAGTACTATATTTTTCGTCTTTTCGTTTTTTCACTTGGTCATTATAGATCTTATTGCCAACCGCACCTCCAGCCATATCTCTGACAATACCAGGAACAGCACCCCAACCTTCATTTACTGAAGTATCTTTCCTAAATTCTTGAAATGTTTTCATACTTTTATTCTTGCATTCCACAAATTTTTTATGTGTTCCTTAGAACCAATATTTCCTGCTTTAAATGCTTTACTACTTGCTCCAACTGCCTTAGTATCAATCTTATATTTTACAGGAGAGTTATCTGTATAACCGTATGGCATTATCCTATCCTACAATAGTATCAAACCAGTCTTGACTCATACCTGAAATAATCTTATCTGCTGCTTCAGCATCTACAGCATACTTCTCTTCAATAAGATGTCCCACAACTTTCTTATAGTTCTCGTGGATCTTCTTGCTTTCTTTTGGAGTAGGTTTCATTTTCTAATATTAGATCTACTCATGTATTTATAATTTACATACCTGCTTGGAACTTATTCCATTCGATTGCGTTCTTAATTTGAAATGTTCTGTTAGAAATATTCTTAATAATCTCCTCTAAGAATTTTAAAGTAGTATCATAATATCTTATCTTAAGATCTATCTTCATCATCTTTTCATCTGCTTCCATATGTCTCTGGACAGCATCCTTTTCTCTAACCTTATATGGAAAGGGTTCTTCTACATAAACTTCTGCTGGTGCTTTTCCAGTATAAAAATTATGTCTTTCCAATCTAACCTTATTATATTGTTCTCTTGCCTTTTCACGCAACAAAGTAATAGTATTATAAACTGTATAATACTTTGAATGTAATTGAGGTATTTTTAATGACTCATCATGTAGATTATCAGGATCAATGACAGCATCACGCTCCCACATCTCCTGAATTTTATCAAGGTTCATAGACTACTTGTAAGATCGTATATTGTATATTTAAATGTTGCTTGTGCGGTAAAGTATTGTACATCACTAGTTGTAGCATCAAAATTTAAAGATGTCAATGTAACTGGAAATAAATCTTTAAATTTTACTCTTGCTATTTCTCTAAGATTACTATTTAATATTCTAAGTGTACCATCACAAAATGCTTCTGTTAGATCTCTTTGATTTTGACTATCAGTTGTTATATTTTTAAAATCTGCTGTTGATTCTGGGAATCCTAATCCCTCTAACCAATTGTGTATGGCAAGATAATTTTCCATATTCTCATCAACAAGAAATTTAAGTGTAAAATCACCATAGGTTAATTTCTCACCAGGTACATCAATATCTTTTAGATATGTTGCTTGAGTTGCTAACTGAAGAGTTAATTGTGGTATTGTAGCACTATTAGAGAAAAAATCAACTTTAGGATACTTTGCAAGATTAAACTTAAAAGCTACCGATGAAAGATAGTTTCTATTCTCAATTTGTGTGCGAAATGCTGACGAAGATGCCATTATCCTTTTTATCTATTTAGAGTCATCTGACGGTTAAGTTGAATGATATTGCTATTCTATCTTCTTCCGTTTTATTAGGACGTACCATATGATCAAGAAACGCAGGAAAAATATACATCAGTCCTTCTTTTGGATATCTATGTTCCCACTCTAATCCATCATTATATCTAGAATGTACAAAAGTATTTCCGTTAATTACTGATCGTGGATCTCTAAATGCTATATTACCCGAATCACCTTCAGGAACTTTAACATAATATACTGCAGATAAATCTACTCTCAAAGTATCTGAAGCATATAAGTGGTTGTGTACTAGATTAAAATCCCCCTTCTTATTAATCATTGCCCAAGAATCTATAGAAACCAATTCTTTTATATTAGGATTAAATGGTAGTATTGGTAATATGTATCTTAAATTTTCAAATAGTTCATCAAATGATTCAGCACCATCATTTTCATTTCTAAATTTACTATGCCATCCACCCATATTGGAAACTGACATACCTTCTTTATCATCTTCTTTCAATTGATATATTATATCTACCAACTTATTATTATCAACATCGTCCAATTGTATTTCAAATATTGGTGTATGAAATAAAAATTGGTGGGATATATTATATTTCTCACCTTCAATAATTTGTGGATGTAAATTCATTATTCTACCACCAAATTAAAAGATATTGAAATCCTATCTTCATCAGTAGAATTTGGAAGAACTTCATGCTCTAAACCAGAAGGAAAAATAAACATAGTTCCTTCTATTGGCATTCTACTTATATCAAATGTTCTATGATATCTAGACATATAAAAATAATTTCCATATGATATTGCTTGTCTAGGATCAAAAAATTTTATTTTACCACAATCATCTTTTTTAGGTATACTGGTCATTTTATTATCAATACCTATATGTTGTTCCAATTCTTCTGTTTCTACTTCTTTAGGAACTTTAACATAATAAACACCAGAAAAATCTGAGTTTATATGATGATGTCTTTTATGAGTATTATTACGACGATTTAAATTAAACCAAATATTCATTTGATTTATTTTAGATATATTTGGGTAGAATGGTAATTCTGGTAAAATATATTGAAATTTAGAAGTTAATGGTTCAAAGTATTTAAAATCTTCATCATCAAAACTACAAAAATTACTATGCCAACCACCAGAATTTGATACCTTTATACCTTTATCTACTTCATATAGTTTATATGCGTTTTCGGTTAAAATATTATTATCAACATCATCTAATTCTATTTGAAATAACGCTGTAGGAAAAAGAAATTGATTCTCTATTTTATATTTTCCCTTTATCTCATATGGTGGTAATTCCATTACACACTTTCCATTACAAAATCATTATACCATATTTAGACAAAAAAAGAGACCCCCGAAGGAGTCTCTTTATTAAAGGAATTATATCCTTTCTTCTTACATGAGGTTAGTAACTTTAACTCTTCTGTAGTAACGGTTCTTGTTACGTGTAAGTGTTCCAAGTCCCTGTGCTGTACCTTGTGAGAATGGGTTCTCGACAATGCCGTAGCGAGTCTTGAATCCAATTTTTGGTTGGAATGTATCCTGACCAACCGCACGAACCATCTGTAGAGGCACGTAAGGGCAGTAGAATAATCCAGCGTCATAAGGTGAAGAACCTTTGTATCCAACAACGTAGTACTGGTTAGCAGCAACGTTAGCAGAATAAGGATCAATGTACACTCTGTACTTACCTTGAAGAATACCAGCAAATGTATTGCCTGTATCGTCTACATTAAGGTTAGCATTAAGAGCAGGGGTGTAGTCAAGAACACCAGCCATTGTTAGGGCAGAAGCAACATCAGCAGATGTTAGAATCATGTTACCCTTTCCACGACGAGTTCTTTGTGCGATAGCGTTCGCATCTCTCTCGATCTGGAAGATAAGTCCCTTGAACTTCTCAACTGACCATCTACCGTTTGAATCGGTGTCTAAGTCAAATGAACCAGCAGCAGCAACGTTTGACTGAGCACCAGGCTCTGCTACGTTGTAGATAGTTCTGATAACTTCTCTGTTGATTTCCGCAAGGATCTCAGTAGAAAGAATGTTAGCAAGTTCTGCTTCTGCATTCAAACCGTGGATTGCCTTGAGGTCTTGAGCAAGCTCTAGTGAGTACTCAGCTTTCAACGCACGAGACTTAGCGGTAACTGTTACCTTCTCGATGCTGAATGCCATCTCGTTGAACTGATCACCAGTTCCATCTCCGAGATCTTCAGCAGTATCAGTACGCATACCCTGACCAACGTTGTAGTCAGTAGCAGTTGTCTGTGCTGGAGAGGCAGATCCGTCTAGAAGTCCTGGATTAGAACCACTTTGTGCTGTTGTACCCAAACCAACGTTAGTATTAACGTCGCCTGTGTTAACATCAAAGCCATCATTCTGTCCAGAGAATGCTGTATCTGCTTCGTTGAATAATGCCTCATCGCCACTCTGTGAGTTGTAGCGTGAACGCATTGCGAAGATTAGTCCAGTAGGACCATTCATTGGTTGAACACCAGCAAGGTCATATGCGACCAAGTTTGGCATTGAACGTCTAATCAATGAGATTAGAACGGGGTCGAAACCAGCAACAGGACCAGCAGCAGTTGCGTCAGCAGAGAAACCTGCTGCAGAACTTGAACTACCTGTATTTACTGTTGGAGCTTCTGAAAGGAAAGAACGCTCTTCTCTTAGTTCTTTCTCTTGGTTTTCTAGCAGGATAGCGGTAGTAGCTCTTCTATGTGCGTCTTTGATTGGATCAAGTCCGTCATAATCGAGAATGGGGGCCCACTTCTCCTGTAGATGCTCAGAATTGTACATCTGCATTTGAATTTTACCTTAGTTTGTTTTAAATAATTTAAAAATCACTTTTTAGCACTTCTGGAAAGTGTCTCAAGATAGGCTTGCATCGTAGGATTTACATCCTGTGATGCTACTTCATCAGTAGAAACCTCTTCAGATAAGTTTTCGGAGGTGCTTTTTGGAGCAGCAGTCTTACTTGGGAAATAAGATTCCTTAAGTGTTTCTAGCTTCTCACGATAGTCTGCGTCACTTTCAAACTCAACATTTTCAGCAAGAGTAGCAAGTTTTTCTTTCTGAGTGTCTGCAAGACCTTCAGCAACATCAGCCAAAATTACGTCTGATGTAGATTCTGCTAATCTTTGATTAAGAGCAACATTTCTCTCAATCTGTTCATTGAGTTTATTTTCCATTTCATCAAGCTTATCTACCATACTATTAAGTACATCATATTTTTCTTCAGGGATAGTTACATAATGATCTTCAAATAGTGACCTCATACCTTCTAGGAAGGATTCAGTCATTTCTGTTTTGAGTCCTGCTTCGACTTGTAGTGCGTTCTCTTGCATCCACTCATCAGCAACATACTCTAAGTATGCATCGACTCTTTCAGTAAGTCCAGTTTTGATAGTGTCTAGTTCTTCTACTAGAGCAGTAGCATAGGACTCCTGTAATTCTTCTCTAATTTCCGAAACCTTAGATTTGATTGCGGTTTCAAAAATTGTTCTTGCTTTGTCCTGAAACTCTTCAGAAAGTTCTTCACCAGCAATTAATGCGTTGATATCTTCATCAACGTTAATTTCTGCGATTAACTCTTCTTCTTCAGTCGCTTCTTCTTCAGCAACAACCTCAGTACCTTCTTCAGTAGTTGCTTCTTCTTCGGCAACAACTTCAGTACCTTCTTCTTCAGTAGTCACTTCTTCTTCGGAAACAATTTCCTGACCATCTTCAATCTCATCAGATACTGCTTCAGCAGCAGCTGCCTTAGCATTAACAACATCTTTAACTTGTGCTAAAGTTGCTGAAGGATCTTTGAGTTTTGCTGAATCGTCATCAGGACGATAGTTTTCTGGAGTAGGTCCACCAAGGTCTTCAACTGGTATACCAGCAGGAGCTGGATCTGCGGCAGCCGCACCTTTGGTTACTACGTTTTCTTCGAGGTTTTCCATGTCGTGATAATTGTTTCCAACGGAGTGTTTACTAGATTCAGTAAGAATCTATACTTATTTATAGAATTGTTAACCTTAGAGGTTATTTAGAAAATTATTAAATAGACCTAACTTGTGCTCTTCTAAAGCATTTTGACCAGATAAAGTATTAATAGCTTTCTTTGTTTTCTCTGCAAGTTGTTCACGGAGAAGTCCTCCTTCCCAAACCCACTCTTTTCCTTCCATTATTCCATTTACAAATGCATCTGGAGCTGAAGGATCAGCAACGATATCAGCAGCAGTTGCTAACTGAAAATCTTCACCAACTACTTTACAACCATTATGGTCTTCTTTAAGTGATCCAACACCACGAGAAGAAACACCTAACATAACACCTTCACCAAGTAAAGACTGTGCTATTTTACCCATAGGTGTATCAAGAAGAGTTGCTTTTCCTCTAAAATTATTACCTTCTTGGCAAAGAGATGTAATCTTATGAGAAACTCTATCAAGATTTACTGTAGGACCTTCTGGATGACCCAACTCTCCTAAAGCACGACCTTTATTAATAAAGTTTTCATTATATCTACCAACCTCTTTACAAAGAGTTTGAATAGGATACATTCTACCGTTACGATTTTTAATTTCACCTTGAAGGAAGCAACCTTCTATACAAAGACGGGACTTCTTCTTACCCTTCTTTGTATATGTTTCAGTGACAACTTGTACGTTAGTTACTTCTTCAGTGATCAGTTTCATTCTTCTTCCTGTTCGGTTGGCTCTTCTGGATTAATATCATCAAATACTGTTGATGCTACATTTGGTTTGATTCCTTCAATACGCTCTGATGATTTTGCAAACAAAGCATCTTTAATTTTATCAGACACCTCAGAAGCTGACGCATCTGTTGCGATCAAATCAATAATTTCTTCCATTAAAATAACAATATAGTATATTTTCTATTTATAATTCAGCCGAATTGCCGTCTGCTTGTGTTATTTGACCTTGCCCGTCCATATTGGGGTCTGTAGGAACTTCTCCCATAGACATTCCATCACCTAAAGGTTCTCCAGTTGTTGGATCAACTTGAGATGGATCAGGTAAAATACCCTTTTCAATCTCATCATCAATCTGCATATCGATTTCTTCTATTTCAGAATCACTTTGACGCAATACTCTCTTACGTACATACTCTGTAGAATAGTACTTACCAATATAAGGTTCTATTTGAGTAAGTTGATTTAATCTACCCTCCATCAATTCAGATTCTTTAAGTTCTGCAAATTGGTTATCATAAATGAAGTCATATTGAATATGATCTTCCATAGATTCCCAATCTTCTGGAGTAACAATATTTTTAAGAATTAACTGTGTCTTAAGCATATCATTAAACATTGCAGCAAAACGCTTTCTTAAACGCCCTACAAACTTAGCAAATTTAAGTTCATCTCTTAAGATCTCTGATGAACGACCTAAATTAAAACCACCTTCAGCAGCAATTCTTGATTCAGGAACACCTAATGCTCTATAAAGTTTCTTTTGAAAATACTCAATGTCAGCAAGTTCGCCAAGATTCTGTCCACCAGGTAAAGTTGTAATTTCAGTTCCCCGACCACCTTCTCTTCTAGGCAACCAGAAATCTTCCATCATACTCATAAATTTACGATCATCACGAACTTCACCAGTGTTCGCATCATAAACTAACTTATTTCTATAGCGAGACATTACCTCTTTTAGGTATTGTTCTGCTTTTACTTTTGGTAGATTACCTACATCAATATAGAATATTCTTCTTTCAGGTGCTCTTGATAGTCTGTATATAACAAGAGAATCCTCAATCATTCTAAGTTGATTCAGTGCTTTAATTGCTTTCTGTAGATAAGAAAGAACTCTATTCTTATTTCTATCTACTAAACCAGAAGTACAGTAAGTTACTGAATCTTTAGCAATTTTTACAGTACCCTTAGTGGAATTCATAATCATTCCAGTTGGGTAATTTGGTTTACTTGTGTATACAAAATACTCATCAAATTGTGGATTAGGTACGTCTTCCTTAGAACCCCTTACTTGAATACTAGGATCACTACCTGGTTTCTTTTTCTCTTGTCGAATATATTTTATCTTTAATGGGTCAATATATCTAAGATCCTGAATACCTTCCTGTGGATTTTTTAAATCAATAACTTTTAAATAAAATAATCTACCATCTACATACCAATTTCTAAAAATTTCATGGCACTTCCTATCAAAGTCCATCAATTCTTTAATATAGGTAAATTCTTCTCTTATCCTAGCCTTAATAGGTTCTCCAACTTTTAAATTAGAAAGTTCTACTTCTACTGGAGAATCATAAAGATCACTAACTATAGCTTCATTAACAACATCTTCAATAGCACCATCAACTTCTGGATGAAGTGCCATCTCACGATATCTTCTTATTAATTCATACTCTGAACGATATGCACCTTCAATATCTACATATTGACCATAAAATCCGCTTGATATATAATTATCAACCCCATCCTCATTGTTCTTGGGAACAGGGCTAATTATCGAAGCGGATTTCTTTTTACTATCCTCAATTGAAAAACCGAAAAGTTTTGCCATAGTATAATCTGTTTATCTTACTATTATAGCACTATTTAGTTAACGTCTTCGCCACCCGCATTTGTGCCAGATCCTTTAATTGCTTCCCAATACTGAACTTGTAGTTCAACAGTGAATTCTTGGATACCTGTAGAATCGTAAGATAATTCAACTTGACCAACCTGAGTTGGGAAAGTATCATAAAATCTGTAAGATCTTAGAGTAGATCCATCACGATCCAACTGATAAACATAAGCATCTGCTTGGTAATCTGCAGGATTTACTAAACCTGTATTATCAGACAATCTATTAATTGTATTAGACCATCTTTCAAATGCAGAACGAATAGCAAAGTCTGTATCGTTAATAACGGTAACAGTCCATGAATCGAATGTTCTATCTCCAGCAATTTTAAGAACCCTTCCTCTAAAAGGAACTTCTATTGGTGATACGTTAGAAGCAGGTAAATTAGCACCCTTTACTAAGAATCTTGCTTTTTCAAGAACCGCAGAGTCTGGTTGAGCAGCATCTGGGAAAGTGAGGACAACTTCAAACAGATTGGCACGAGCACCACCACCCGTCAACTTACTCTTGAAGTTTGATATAGTCCTTAGTGGTGGTGGATTGACTTGATTTCTAGCCATGATTGTTTTTTAAACCTCTAATTAAACGGAACCGATTACTTCTTCAAACGAAACACCAGTTCTTGTAGCAACAAAGGTAAGACCAATGAAGTTGATAGAACGTGCTGGTTTGATGAATATGTCAGCAACAAATTCGTTTGAATCGATTACTGCTGCTGTATTGTTTGTTTCGTCACAAACAACTACAAAGTCGAAGATACCTCTCTTCGCTTGAACATCTCTTAGGAATGGTTCAACTATATTTACAAAGTTTGTCCTTGTAAGTTCATCGTTGAATTCAAAGAGTTGATCTTTAGCAGCCGCTGCGATAGCATCTTCGAGGTAGATGAATAATCTACGAACGTTAATGCGATCAAATGCTGATGCCTTACCAAATGCTGTCTTATCTCCAAATAAGATAATTCCAGCACCAGGAGAATTAATTACAGGGTTAATTCTATTTGAATACAGAATGTCACGCTGTTTCTTACCTGGATTGTAAACTAACTTAACTGCGTTAAGAATAGCACCTCTAGATGTTCCTGCTGGTGAGAACCAAGGGAACTGTTCAAGACTTGTTCTAGCACAAGTTCCAGCAATATCACCATTTAATGGGACATATCTGAAGGTATTATTAAAGCGATCAAACATGTACTTGTAACCGCTATCAAGAACACCATATGTAGATGATGTCATTGTTGAATAGAACTTAATGATATTATCTGTAATAGTATCAATATCATTAACAGTTATTGCAGTTCCATCACTAGTATCATTTAAAAACGCTTGTCTGTATGGAGAAACAAATGCTACACAATCTTGTCTAGATTCAGCAACACCTATTACAGTTTGTCCAAGTTGATTTGCTTCACTTAATGAATAATTAGCAGATCCCATAAGAATGAAATCAACATCAGTCTCTTCGGCATTTTCAAATAGTTTATAACCAGACATTATATCGTCTAGTCCAGGAGTGAATGCTCCATCCTTTTCTTCTGCTTTTACTAAGCTACCACCAGATGTTGTATCTGCTGCTCCCTGATATAGAGTACCTTTTGATAAAGTGTAACTACTATTTCCAGTAACAGCGAAAGTAACACCATTAGCAGGTTGGTTCCAATCAGTATCTAAACCTGAAGTAGAGAAATTAGATACAGTATTAAATCCTACTGTAGTATCTGTTGCGTTCTCAGGTGCTGATCCAGCAAAAATGTATCTTGAATTAGTTTCAAGAAACTTTTTCCAGTAAGAACTACTTCCTACAGAGAATTCTGAGTCAGATGCTTTAGAAAGAGCTAAATGTTTTTCTAAGATAGTTCCAACATTGCCAGTAACCTTTCCTTCTTCGTCAATTACGACTACATGAAGTTCATCAAATCTAGAACCTCTTGATCCAGCGAAAGATGAAGTTCCTGGTCTATTTGCCATTTGACTCCAATCTAAGTATCCGATTACATCGTCACCAGATTTTAATTCTACTTGTTGGGTATTAAACCAATCACTTTGACCAGTATATGCTCTACTTGCCCAAGGTGCTGAAGCTGAACTAGCAGTTCCACCAGCAGTATGAACACCTATAGTACCAGAAGCTGGGAAGGCATAAGTTCCTTTTTCTGCATAATCATGATCTTCTACTGTTCCATCAGCAGCAATATGATTAATAAATTTAACACCGATAGAACTGATTCCTACAATTTCACTAACAAGACCTGTAAAGTATCCATCTATAGGTGTTGCTGTTGAAAGTCCAGCAGCAGTTGTACCATATTTTGTACCACTAGCAGTAACTGTTACTGCCATACCAACGGCAATATCAGTAGTACTAATACCACTTAGGATTTGATCGGTTTTAGCATCTATTAATGCTACTTTAAGACCATTTGCCCAAGTACCAGGACTACTAGCAGCGATTGTTACACCAGTGATATCATTCTCATCATATCCTAGTTGTAAGTAATGCTCTCTTCCCTTTACTCTAACGCTGGAAGCAGAACCAACCATAGCATTTGTTAAATTCTGATCATCAGATCTAACAACACTTAACGTTCCACCATAAGCAAGATATGATGAAGCAACTAACCAATGTTCATAGTGCTTATCAGTTGAATATGGCTTACCAAAAGTTTGTAGTAAATCTTCCTCACTTTCAATAAGTTGGGGATCATTAACTGGTCCTTTTTCAAATGGTGCTACAAGTGCTCCTGTCGATCCACTTGTCGGATCCACTCTACCAATTGTTAGATCGACCTCTCTTATTACAATGCCAGGAGATGCTAAATTTAGTGGCATCTTTTCTGTCTCCGATTCTCAGATTATTCTTTTATTATTTATTAAAAGGGTCTTTTTCGTTGGGGAAGTCATGCATGAACATCACCAATCTGGATATTCCCAACTATTTGATTTTTTTCTACTACTCTTAACACGATTAATAGTACATACCTTACATTCATAAGAATATGCTGATTGATTTCTTCTATTCTTACGTATTAGATAAAAATCTGATATTAAATCTTTAACCTTACCACATATCCTACACTTTCTTTCTTGTAATAATAAATGTTCTAATTCTATCTGTTCGTCAAAATCCATTAACGGAAATCCCACATATAATTCATACCACCACCCTTATCACCATATTCATCAACATGCCAAGTATCTCCATCCGCATCAACAAAACTAGTATCATCTAATCCATCTGACATAAATCCAAATGGAGCCATGTCCTGTTCTATCTGATTCTTCTGCTCTTCATAAAGTCTTTTCCGAACATCATTGTCCGTCATTTCTTTAAAATAATCTTGTGCTACTACCCAAGCAAATATAACAAGGCACATAGCAAGGTCATCATTACAACCTTCCTCTGCCTCAAATGAATTATGCTTTTGAGCAAAAGTAGTTAATTCTGATATAATATCATAATCACTAACTAATATTTTATCATCTTCAAGCATAGTCTTTAAGTTAGAACAACCCAACTTCTTAACTGCTGCTGTTGTTCTTACACCTAACTGACATTTCTTACCAGAGAATCCTTGTCCAACAATTTGACCGTTTCTTCCTCTCATGGATGCCATAAGAAGATTATCATACTCTAGATCATATTGAAGAATACTTGCAACCTGATCTCCAATATCATTTACTTCTACTAATATGAATGATTCATTATATCCTTTTGCCACATCATGTATGATGTTTGGAAACAGCATAGGTTTAATTTCATTATTCCTATACTTTGCTACAACTTTATATGGGAAGTTTGTAATATCAAAAACAATGAAAGCAGAATAATCATTACCCAATCCACGAGCAACGTCAACTGTTATCATATAATTATGTTCTTTAATTGGTGCTTCGTAAATATCAAGTCCAGCATTTCTTTGTAATGGATCCTCAAATACTAAATTTTTAAGTTTTGAAGCATTAATAAGAGTATTAACAGATCCTAAGAATTCGCATTCAAACTCAATCTTAAACTGTTGTTCAGATGTGTTAGCAATAGTCTGCTCTTTCCAAGCCTCATCTCTACCAGGTACTTCACTCCAATGAACTTCAGTTGGAACATAATCACTCTTACCCTTTTCAGACTCACGCCACATACGATAAAAATGATTCATACCCCTTGGGGTAGAAACAATAATTACTTTAGTACTTTGTCCAGACGTAATAGTAGGATAAACAGAGGCAAAGAAGTCGTCAGCAATGTGATTCGGGATGAAGGCGAACTCATCAAGAAAGATGACATTATAGGATCCACCACGGACAGCAGATGAAGACGTAGAGTTTGCTGATATTTTTGATCCATTTTCTAATTCAAGTGATCCTTTGTTCCATGATATTATACCTTGCTGCATCCATCGAGGCAAATTCTCATATGCAAGTTGTAATCTGCCAAGTAAATCTCTAGCAGTGGACGCTTTGTTCGCCAGAATCGCAACATTGACATTATCATTAAAAACAGCGTAATGTAAAAGATAAGATACACAAGTAGTTGATTTACCAGTCTGTCTAGGCATCTTACAGATGTTAAATCTAGACTCATGGAAATTTTTAATTAACTTCTCCTGAAAATCATACATGTTAAAAGGAACTAGTCCTTCATCAAGAGAAACGATTTTTATATAATTTCTTGCAAAATAAACTGGGTCTTCCTTACACTTAAGGAATTCTATAACTTCTTCTTCTTTAAATTCTATAGGCGTATTCGCCTTCTTCAGGTTGGGATTACCTAAGTATACTTCCTGTGACATAACGAATTAAATACTTACTAATCAGTAAATCCTGCTGCTGCTCCTTTTACTCCAGCATTAGCAGCAAATATGGCATATGTGCTTACTTTCTCTAAAAACTCAACTGAACCTGCTGGCATAGTAAACGAACCAACAACTGTTCCACTTGCTTCTTCTACAAGTGTTACTAAGTGAGCACTTGTGTCAGTATTAACTAA